CTACACAGAAGTTAGTTCCAGTGCTTGTGGACGAACCGTGTAGATTATCGTACAATCGCGAACAGTCTACTAACATTCAAAGCGGCGCAGCAGTGGTATCGCAAAGCATAACCTTGTTTATTCGTCCAGATTTAGTGATTAAACCGGGTTCTGTTATCGAGGTCACTCAACACGGCGTTACTGAGAAGTATAAAGGCTCTGGTCAGCCAGCAGTGTATTGTAATCACCAAGAAATCGTGTTGGAACTCTACGAGGAAACGGCATGAAAACCCAGTGGGATTTCACAGAACTGTTGGAATTTGCCGACGCGCTTAACGATGAGAAACGCTTCGATACCGAACTTAAACGGGCAACTAAAGAGATTGCTCACGAATTATTACGGCGAATTAAAGCCCACACACCAATTGGTGATACTTGGGCGTTAATAAACGGATGGGATAAAAACGACTTTGCAGTAACCGAAGTAAACGGTGGTTTTGAAGTTTTACTGATAAACCCAACCATGTACGCGACTTGGGTTAACGATGGTCATAGGCAAACGCCCGGACGATTCATTCCCGGTCATTTTATAAACGGTCGATTTTATTACGACCAAACTGCTAAAGGTGGAATGGTGTTAAAACAA